TACGATCTAGAGCATATTGAAACTGAGAACCCTTATTCATTTTACTGAGTAGATAATGTGCTACATCATATCTAAGTTCTTCTAGTTCATTCTCAGTCATTACATAGTCCTGTAACGAATAATTTCCTCAAAGCATTCACCAATCGAATCACCAAATCCAGTAATGTGGCAATCGTCTTCAATGTAATTCCAAATGAATGTACCTAACTTTTCTTTTGGATAATCAACATCCTTGGAAAACTCAATCTCAATCTTCATTTGAATTCACACTCCACCATAATTTCAGTAAGACAGGCAAGCATATTTATTTCTTGATCTGCCACGAATGCACTCTGATACTGATACTTAGCAATAATAAGCACAGCAGCAGGAATAGTAGCGTTTGTAAGGGATGAATAACAAGCATCGTAAATACGACGAAGAAGTACAGTAGTATCGTTGTCCAAATTAGAAACGATCCACTTACGAACCTCCGCAAAGTTTTTGTCCTTAAGATTTTTGACAAGTTCATTTACAGCAACATCAGAGAACGTAGAAAGAATACCAGAGTCAATCTTCCCACTAACAGAATATCGTTGAATCTCATTAAGAACACGACGCCAATCAGGGAAATGCTTATTGACAAGTTCTACCAGGACCTTGTTATCATATTCAATATCTTCTGTATCCAAGATTTCTTGGAGGCGTTTGAAGAATTGGGCGGCGATGGATTGTCTGTCTTTTCCTTTGATTCCGAATTCGACGACGGCGCATCGCGAGTGGAGAGGTTCAAGGATTTTATTCTTGTAGTTACAGGTGAAGATGAATCTGCAGTTACCAGCAAACTCCTCAATAAACGCCCGTAAGAGGAGTTGTACATCGTTGGACGTGTTATCTGCTTCATCAATAATGATGACTTTGTGTTTCGCAGTTGAAGAAAGTGAGACGGTCGAAGCGAAATTTTTCGCATTGTTTCTGACAGTATCCAAGAATCGTCCTTCATCGGATCCATTGATGACATAACAGTCAACTCCTAGTTCGTTACAGAGAGCCTTTGCTACTGTGGTCTTACCAATTCCTGGAGGACCAGAAAGAAGCATATTAGGAATCTCTCCTTTATCTAGGAAAGATTGAAATGTCTTCTTGGTTTGTTCAGGGAGGATACACTCTTCGATAGTCTTCGGGCGATACTTTTCAACCCAAATAAAATCACTCATAATAAAAGTTCACTCCAGTTATCAACCAAAGGTTGAATCAGGTTCTAGGGCAATAAAATAGGTCAAATTGTACTTAGTGTTCACAAACTTAGAGAGAAGTTTTGAGGAAACAACTACATCATAAGCACCAGGAATAATCTTGATGTTTTCTACTTTGAAGTTGAAAGAAAAGTCTTGATCGGTCTCACCAACAACAATAGCGTACTGATTAGAAGTATCATTCTTCTTATCATGAACAACCAGTTTAATAACACCTGCTTCACCAACAGCGGAGAAGTCGGGCAGTTGATAAACTTGTGCTGCCTTGATCAGTTTTTCCAAAGAAGAACTATCAAGTTGGAAACAAACATCTTGAGTAGGGAGGGTAATTTCTTTCTCAGGAGGAGAAACAATAACCGCAGGGTCAGCATAGAAATACTTGACTCGACGCTTACCTTCTTTGATACTCAGATATGATTCTTCCCTAAAATCAAGATCAGGATCTTGATGAAGACTCAAACCATTCAAAAATTGGTTTAAATCATAGATAGCGAAATCGCGTGGAAATTCTTCCTTAATATCCGCTTCTGCCAAAATATTCTTAGCAACGGAGATAGTGCGAAGTTTGTTGCCCTCTTTCACCAAGATAGAATTGTTGATGCCAGCAAAGTTCTTAAGAACGGTGAGAGTGTTATCGGACAGTTTCATAGTATTGAGATTCAATTTGATCACTGGGGGTAGGTTTCACGTTTTGCATTCTTGTCGTTAAAATGCATTAGAAGCACAGCATAGTGCAAGATCTTCATAATGTCACGACGTGCAGTGCCTTTCTTATCATATCGAGAGGCATACTTAAGGATGTTGGATCGACAGAAAGATTCACCATCACCACACGCTTCAATCAGATCAAGTGTCTGAATTTTATCATCACCAGCAGAGTAGTGCTGATTGTATGTGCCAGTAATATAATCTTTCAGTTCTTTGAGGATTACATCCTCGCTATACTTGTATTTGTTTAGTTTGTTCTTTTCATCCATAGTCAAATCAAATGTGATAGTGTCATTACCTACGCTGGAAAAATTGAAAGGGATAGATTGTGCAGCATAAGGAACATAATTATCGGCAGAACTAGTGAAGAGGATAGTATCATTAGATGTTGCACCAGAGATTGGTGTCCCCAGATTTAGCATATCTGAGTAGTTGTCTTCACCAATAGATTCATTCATAGTATCGTAAAGTAAACTCCAAGCATTAGTCATTATATCAGAAAGGGGATTCAATAGCAACTGCTTCTTCAGAAGGCATCACGAAATCAGCATCAACCTTATCATACAGTTCAAGGAATGCTTGCTTGGTTTCATCATCGAAACGATTAACACAAACCTGAATTGCCTTCGCCTTATCTCCAAAGATGCTGTATGCCTTCACAATATGAACCAGGCGACGGGTAGAGATGATCTCCTCAATACCACCATCATAGAAAGTCTTACGGATGATATCTGCCCAATCAGCGAGTCTCTTACAGAAGTTTTCATCAGCACAAAGTTTGCCGAGAATCTTAACTTCTGTAGCAGCAGTGGGATATTCTTGCTCAAAAGTTACAGGGAATCGCTCAAGGAAGGCTTCGTTGAGCACGTTAGTTCCAATGAATCGTCCATCGTCTGAACCTTTACCTTTAGTATTTGCGGTTGCGATGACGTTGAAACCTGCACTGGGTCGGACAAACTGTCCAATTTTTTTAAGGAAGACTCCATTTCCTTCAAGAATGCTTTGGAGACAGAGAATTTTATTAGAGGCGAGGTCGATCTCGTCAAGGAGCAGGATAGCTCCTCGCTGGAGTGCCTCAATGACTGGGCCATTGTGCCAGACGGTTGCACCATTAACAAGGCGGAAACCGCCAATAAGATCATCTTCATCAGTTTCAATAGTAATGTTTACACGAATAAGTTCTCTACCCAACTGAGCACACGCTTGCTCAACTGAGAACGTTTTACCGTTTCCAGATAGTCCTGTAATGAACGTAGGATAGAATACACGGGACTCAATAATTTTCTTAATATCACCGAAATTGCCAAACTTGACGAAGGAATCATCTTTTTGAGGAGTAAGGTTTTGTTCAATTGCAGGCATAGCAGGTGGTGCCTGATAGTTTTGTTCCAGTTTTTCCTGGACACTCAAATTCCAGCGACCACGACTAACCTTGTAATCATTCAGTTTGTTGGTGACAGTCTGATAATTCATATCATTCATGCTGCACCACCCCTTAATATCACCAGAGGTGATTGATTCACCATAGGTTGCTTGAAGTGATTCGATGATGCTTTGCCTGGACAGTCCCATTGGGTTGTTTTCTTAACTGAAGTAATTATACAAAAAAAGAGGGCACTTTGGAGTGCCCTCTGTGACAGTTATGTAAGTGGATCAGTGATCCTCTACTTCTTTCAGTTCATCAATGAGGGCATCTTTACTACGGCGTCTATCGAGTTCAATACCCATTGTTCTGCCATATTCTTCAAGTTCTTTCTTAGACATATCATACAATGATACATCACTTTCATAAGTCTCTTCTTCAGAAACTTCCACAACTTCTTCTACAACAGGTTCAGGAGCAGGTGCTGCCTCAACCTTGGGAGCGGGTGCTCCGCCTCTAAGTAAATCTCCGAACTTGCTCATTAGTCTAACAGTAGTTTTCTATTATTTATCAATCAGGAAGTCCTCTTATTCCTGACCTCTTATCAGCATTATATCTTCTCAATGCTTCTTTAGATCCTGGATTATTTGGATTATACCAAGAAGGTCTCCCCATTTCTATATTTCTCTGCATGATTTGAGTAGCTTCTCTACGCTTATTAGCGTCACTAACAGCACGAGGATCTAGATTATTCAATCTATTTGTTTCCCTCGTTGCAGCGCGAGTAGCATCATTTGCCTTTGATGCTGCAGTACTCTTATTGAGTCTATTCACAGCATCTGTTGCTTGACCTTGGCGAAGTCTCATAGCACCAATATCACCAGCAGGAATTCTGGTTGGTTTAGGTGATCTACCAAACATTCTACCAACTCTCTGCAAACCTTTAGTAACAAGTGGTTTGCTAGCTCGCATAAGAGGATCAATAATTATCTTTTTCAAAATATTCTCATCAAGATTTGCCATCATATACATAGTGTCTTCTTCACTATATCCCTCATTGATAAATTCACCCTTTACAATATCAAAAAGATCGGCACTTTGAATATCAAGTGATTTCTTAATTTTGCCAGTTGCAGCAGAAGATCTCCTTTGAGTTACACTTATACTAGAGTCTGGATTAACTTTCGTTTTTACAGTATCTCCTACATTAACACCTGCTTTTTGAACACCAGACCTAACTGTATTCTGTACAGAAGACTGTTGATTTGCAGAAATCCTACTCTTAACAGCATCAACTTCTTGCTTAACACTTCCTGATGAAGTATTGCTCCTTCCTGCATTTACAGATGCTTTTATAGCAGCTTCTTCACCTTGACCTGCCGATCTTGCTGTTTGTGCTGCCTTTAGTTCTGCAGCTGTGGGTGTTCTTCTCTCAAATTTTGTTCCACCAGGAGTGGTTGCAGTTGCGGGTTTATTAGTTGCCTTAAATGCCGCGTTACCGAATGCCTTTGCATCGCCGCCAGATTTTCTCAATCTATCATATTCCTTATTAATTTCAGCTTTGGATGAATATGTCTTACCATCAATTGTATATGTTTGCGATGGTTTTACACTCGTCGATGATGATGGTGAAGACGATGGTAAGGCAGTCTGTCCTCTAGATGCCCTTCTTTCATTTTCTGCTTTTATTTTTGCCGCTTCTTGATCTCTTTTAGCATCAGCAGCAGTATAGTTTGATCTAGAATTTTCTCTAGAAGCAACTTCTCTCTGCTGCATTCTTTTTGCTATAAGACCTTCTGGATTTCCAGATTTTTTAACAAGTTCAGCAAACTCTGCATCACTCATTGATGCATAATCAGGAACTTGTTCTTGAATATAAACTTTAGCGTAAGCCTCTTTCAGAGACTTCGCTCCTCTACCAGTTAACCTATCCATTATCAACCCTCTTGGATTTGTTCAAACCACTGCTCACTCATTCCGCTGATAATGGAATCCGCAGATTCTACGTCCGTAGCGTAACCTTCCTCAATGAGGTGTGTTACAACCTTTTCATAGATCTCTTTAGTCTCTTTTAATTGCTTGGGGGAAGGTTTCATCTCTAGACACTTTTTCTATAAACCTATTTATTCAAGCGATAAGTTCAACAAATTCGCCCAAAACTCTCTTATTCATTTTCTTACTTTTCAAACTTTTAGCAAAAGCAGATTTGATCTTTGCCTTGGTAGCACCCTCATCGACATCAAAATCAGAATCATTAGAAAGTGCAGTTCCAGAAAGTCCAAAGTAGGTGTGATATCCAGATTTATGAATAGCAAATGCCCGTTCTTTTTTCCAAATCTTTTGAATCTTATCAAAGTTTTTACCACCCCAACCAGTGTAGCGACGAATAAAACTATTAGCATCACGAGATTCAAGAACACGAATACCAATGAAGTTTACGTCAGTAAAGTTATCACGAAGATTGCGAAGAAGAATATCAGTAAACTCATACCACTCACAATCAAGAGAGTAGGTATTACCAGTATTACGATCTCTTAGGAAAGCATTATGATGAATAGTCCCAGTTCCGATGAAAGGTTCGTGTTCCCAGTGACGCTGGATTTCACGATGAAGTTTCAAAGGAGGTGCTTCACCATCAGTCATTACGACACATTGAACCTTTTGAAGTTTATTTTCTTTCTTAAATTGAGGCAAAATCTGATGCAAAGAAATCATTGCTTCATTCAGAGGAGTTCCAGAGAGATTCAATCCTGTAGGAATAGGAAGCATACCATAACGACGGAAAGAAGCTGCTAAGCGATAAAAGTTTTTCATTTGCTTCTCCATTTCTTTCAAGTTAGTTTTACTAGTGAAGATATTCATCATAGAAAACCACTCAGCAATATAGAGAAGACCTTCACGTTTTTCGTAGGGGAGATCACGAACCTCTGGATTACCCTCACTATCATAATTAATAAGAGGATATTCATTAGTGAAAGCATATACTTCAAACGGAATAGAAACTTTCTTACAGAACCACATTAGATTGTAGAGTTGCTTGATAGTATCAAGCATGACATCACACATAGAACCACTCCAATCAAGGACGAAAACAAGACCGTGACTCTTACCATCAGCGAGTGTGGTTACTTTCTTAAACAAATCTTCATTGTATTTGTAAGTATGCAGTTTAGTACAGTCAAGAATACCAGTACGAGCAGTAGTTGAGCGAGCATAAGAATCTGCTGCTTTTTTACACTCAAACTCTTTCACCAAATAGTTAACTTCTTTCTGAGCATATTTTTTAAATTTCAAAAACTCTTTATCAACAAGACCAAAAATTTGTTCTTCAGTAAAATCATGTTCTTTAATCAAATCATCCCACTCACAAAAACGTGAGTGAATTTCAGAATTAGGAACAACAATTTTTCTCAAATCAACTTTAGGCACTTCAACATAAACATTTTCAGTGCCATTATTAGAGATAAGATCCTTAAGAGCTTCCTCTAAAGTATTCATAGTGGACACTTCAGGATCATCAGAACTCTGATCACCCCCAGAAGATTGATCATCACTAGATTCCACATCTAAGTCATCACTACTATCTTCACCCTCTTGAGGTTCTTCATTAGTGGATTGTTCAATACTAGGAGATGGACTCTGATCAATCTGAGATTGATCTTCATTACCTTCTTGACCGCCTTGCATTTCAAGGTTATCGGTCTTAGTCATCATCTCCTGTTGTTCCTTACAAAACTCATAAAGTTCTTTGGAAACTTGCAGAACGTCATCGAAAGTTTCGGTATCAGAAATTTTTCTCATCAATTCACTTTCTCTTTCAGTGAAGGTAATATTTACAAAACTACCAATCTTGAACTGAAGATTTGCCTTATCAGCAAGATTCATTGTATTCAGATTCTCATTCTCAATCTGAAAGAAATCAACCTCTGCTAGTTCTTGATATCCCCGATAGAATGTCTTGGATATACCTGCATATCGACGCTTCATTAGTTTCTCAATTCGCACATCTTCAACCACATTCACAAACTGTGGAGGAATTTTTACATCCTTTAACCAGTTACGATCAGGCGTATAGAGTGCGTGTCCAACTTCATGTCCAACCAGCATATCGTAAACTTGACTACTTGCCTTTTCCCACATTGGCAAAGTCAGAACACGAGTGTGGACGTTGAAACAAGCAGTTTCACAATTCTTGTGTTCAACCACAAGATCTTCAGTTGCCAAAAGTTTAGCAAGTTGAGATTTGATTTCGTGTGAAACTGCCATTGCTTGGTTGCGTATGGATCTATTATACAAAAAAAGGAGGTCCGAAGACCTCCCAGTAGACAGTTTATAAACTGGATTTATTCAGACTGATTGCCTTCAATGATACGCTGCTTCCAACTTTCACTCATACTTGTCATAATAGAGTGTGCTGCTTCCTCAGTATCAGCAAAACCTTCATCAATCAGGTGACCTTTAATAAGATCATAGAGGTCTGCATCCTCACCCATAGACTTGGGTTGTTTACCTTGATTAGGTCTGCGCTTACCCTTTCTTGCTGCTTTTGCTTCAGGAGATTGATCTGCAGGTCCAATAACCCTTCTAGTAACTTCACCAACAGCTTTCATAAAACCACCACCCATTTCACTGATGGTATCTTCCTGATGTTCAACGTGCTCATTGTGTGCTTCCATAGTAAGAACATCAAGTTCTTCTACAGAGACATCTTCTACAATACCGTGCTCAAACTGAACATTGTAGTGTGAAACAAAACCGTTCTCATCGGGAACAGCATGCTGACCGAAGATAGTTTCACCCTCACCGTACTCTTCATGGCATACTTTTTTAGCGCAATTGTGATCGCCCTTTTCAGACTTGCTTACACAATCGCCTTTTTTCTTCTTGCCATATCCCTCATAAACGGAAGCATATGCCTCCATAAGAGATCTTACTTCTTTTGCTTCCATCGTAATGAAAAAAATTATTCTCCCTTATATTTAGTATTGTATTTCTTTCCACGCCAAGAAAATTCTGACTGACCCGCTTTTCTAGCAGCAGCAAATGCTTTATCAAATGACTTAGCAGCAGTACTCAATTCACCACTAGATCTTTTCACTGGTTCTTCTTTTGATGGTTCTGGTTTAGGTTCTGGTTTAGGATCTGCAGGAGGTCTAGGTGGAATGTATGGTGGCAGAGAACCATCAGGTCTACGTGGATCCTCACCTTCATTAGAAGATTGACCACCACTAAGTGCCAATCCAGTAGCACCCGCGACACCAACTGGGAGTGCAGATTTTTTAACAGCACTGATAACTTTATCAAGTTTAGATACAGTGGGTGTTGCTGGAGGTTGGGGAAGGGTGGGTGCAACTCTTTGTGGTTGTGCCTTTAGAGTTGGCATACTTCTTTGAGATGCCCTACCACCAGACATTGTAAGACCAGTATTGCTACCTCCAGGTAATCCAGTGTTAGGATTTCTGGTTACGTTTCTCAACTCCTGTGCTCTAGCAGAAGTTCCAGGGATCTGCATCTGCCCTGGAGATACTGCTGGTTTAGTAGGTGGTTTTGGAAGTGGAGAACTTGCAGCAGGGACAGGATTGGTGCCAGTAAAAGGAGTTCTACCACCAGTAAAATTTTGTGCTTTACCAGTTTTAGTAAGAAGACTTCCTTGACGTGGTGTTCCTTGAAGAATTTTTTGAGTGGTTGCCTTTACTGTTTTTTGTGCAGCAGGATTTTTGAGAAGACCAGTCATCATTCCAACTGATCTGAGCATACTCAGAATTGCTCTACCACGATTTTCGGTAAGCAGTCCATACTCATGAATATTTGCCTCATAAAGATAATTTACAACCTCAGTTGCCTCTTCTTCTTCGATATTCTCATCAATAAGATATTGATATACCTCTTCGTAAAAGTTGCTCATCTCTACGGTTACTTTTTAGGTATTTATGTTATTCTTCTTTAGCTTCTGAAGAAACCTTACGTGAAAATCCTTTTACTTTATCGAACTTGATGACATTCTCAAACTTGTCATACATATCCGACTTATGAGAGATAACAAAAATATTTGCGTCGTGAATAACATATCGAATAATTTTTAGGAACTCATCAGTTCCAAATCCATCAAGTGAAGAATCAAACACTTCATCCATAATCAGCAGGTTGGTGTTTACAGAGTTTTTGACACGCGCTACTTCACGCCAAGTGAAGAGAAGGGCAAGGTCGATTCTCATCTTTTCACCTTCGCTAAAGGAACTATACGAGAAATCTTCATGTATAGGGGACTTCACAGTTTCCTTAAATTCTTCATCAAGATGGAAGTTTATATAAAAATCCATCATCTGAAGATAGCGATTAACCTGCTGGTTAATGAAAGGAAGATACTTTCTTATGATCTTCGTTTTTACTCCGTCGTCTTTGAGTAATGAATATGCAAAATCGTGATGAACGATTTCCTGTTTTTTGTCTGCTAAGTATTCAATTGTCTGTTGGAGATTGGACTTGAATTCGTCTAACTTTTCATGCTCAGTATTTCGGTTTGCAAGGTTCTCGGTAATTGTTTGAATTTCATGTTCAAGATCTCGGATTTGTCGTTGATTTCCGCTAATCCGAGTATTGTTCTGAGAAATGCCATGTGTTAGATTTACTATCTCCTGTGAGAGTGAATTAAATTGACGTTCTCTTTCTTGTTCAAACTTAATGGTCAATTCCAACTCGTTGAAACCTTCCTTTAGTTCTTTTGCAGTATTTTGAACGTCCTCAATTTTATTTAACCGGAATGACTCTTCAATATTCTGTGTGCAGGTAGGGCATACCGTATTTTCCACAAAGAACTTATGCTCTTTAGTAATTGAAGATACTTTTGCGGACAATTTGCCCCTAAGTGTGTTTAGTTTCGCTAATTTTTCTCTTGCGCCTGTTACTTCTTCCTGATCTTTAGTGAACTTTTGTACATCTTCTTCAAGTTTTACATTTTCTGACATATACTCATCAACTTCATTCATAAGTTTTGTAATCTTAGTATTGCTAGATTTAATATTCTGCTTACCACGATTTTCCAACTCATCTATAAAGTTCTGTTGCATCTTCATCTTATCTTTGAGAGTTTCTTTCTTCAAATCAAAAGACTTTACCTGATCTTTTTGAATACGAATTTTATCCTTAAGAATATTATTCATCAAAGAGAAGATACGAATATCCAATAAATCTTCAATGACTTCACGACGATTGGAAGTAGTCAACTGCATAAATGGCACAAAGGTACTACTGCCCAAAATCACAATCTGAGTAAAAGATTTGTAATTTACTTTGAGAATATTATCTTCCAAAACTCTTTGCATAGCACGATCATCTGCTTCACGATGAAGTTCCGTGCCATTTACAACAATGTCAAAAACAGTAGGTTTGATTCCACGCCTCACAATATATTTGCGAGTATTGATTTCAAACTCAATCTCAACCAAACAATCACGTTCGTTAGTTGCGTTGATTAGTTGAGGTTTATTAATTTTGCGGAATGGTTTATTGAAAAGAACAAAAGTTAGTGCATCCAGCATTGTGGATTTACCAGCACCATTTGTTCCAATTACAAGATTAGTATGATGTTTCTGAAAATCTATCTCGGTAAATTGATTACCACTAGAGAGAAAATTTTTATATCTAATCTTCTGGAAAAGTATCATCTAAGTCTCTAGGAGGAATCACAATATCGTTCGGTGTAACCACCGCGTATTTGTAATTATAGCGTTTACAAGTCAAAATTGCAAGTGCATCATCAACTTCAACAACGTCCATTTCAGCATCTTCAGCATCTTTCAATTGCATAGCATAACGACTTGCATCGTCCTCATCTTCAAAGAGAAATAAAACTTTTTCACCATAAGGGTTTTGGACAGCATATGCACCGTCCTCTTTACCATCTCTAAGAGTGAGAAGAAACATTATTCAACCTCGCAAGCTTGTGAATAGACTTTCTGAAGGATTCCTTTAATAATAGTGCTATCACAATCAAACTCTGCTTCATCAATATATCGATTTAAAATAGAAATAGTATTTTCACTTTCTTCAATTTCAAACTCTTCGTTTACTTGAACTGAAAAATTTTCTACAATTTTTAAGTCTTGAATACCACAGGAATATAATTTATCTATAAACTTTTCAAATTTCTTAGGTTCGGTTTTCTTCCTTACAATGACTTTTACTATCTTACCCTCATACTCACGGGTGTCAAATGTTTGATATGGTGTATCTTCATAGTAAATGTTATAGAATAACTTATATGGATTATTAATATGCTCAAACTCTAAAGTTTTAGTATCAAATATTGTAAACCCACGAAGATCATTCACATCATTCCAAAACATCTCATAAGGATTTCCTAGGTAGAAGATTTTTCCGTTGTCGCTCCGTGTATGGTAGTGTCCTGAAAACACTTTGTCGAACTTCTCAAATTCGTCGATTGCCATACCTTCTTCCATGGTGTGACCGCGATGCGCTCTAAATCCATTGAGCTCAAGGTGCCCCATCGCACATATGCTATTAGAAACTTTGATAGCGTTGATACTACTTTCAAGGTTTTCTGCATTGATCCAAGGAATAAACAATACTTGTAATTTATCTATCATCACCTCAGTACATTCTGAGTATATTTCTACATTCTTATACTGCTTAAGCAATAAATCTACAGAATTAATAGAATTTGTATCTTTATAGTAAGCAGTATGATTACCAACGATAGTATGAACGGTTATACCCATCTCCTCTAACCGATCATAGTAGTTCTCCTTTGCCCATTCAAGAGACCACAAATCGATAGAACGACGGTTGTCAAACGTATCTCCCATATCAATCACTGTAGTGATTCCACTATCTTTTAGATATGGGAAGAACACATCATCATAGAACTTTTTAAAGTATTCATGAAGAAACTTTGAACCCTTACGAGCCCCAAAGTGCTGATCAGTAATAATGGCAACCTTCATTGACGGTTTGTCTTGTAAGTAATATTATCCTTAATTGTATTATACTCTGAACTGCTGTTAGAAAGCAAGCTATCGTCAACCATCATAACTTCATCGTAACCAGTACGTTCAATGATTTTGGTTTTGATTTCCAGTTGCTTCTTCTCTTTCTGAATTCGACGTAGAAAAGCGTAGTGAATGATCTGAGTAAAATAAGCGAACGGATTCTTAGATTTCTCAGGATCGAAGTTGTGAATGTACTGAACACAATTTTCAATACCATCAGAGATCATATCGTCTCTGAACATATAGTTCACAAAGTTTGGTTTATAAGACAAGTGGGTTGCAATCTTAAGAAAACACTCCCCCAAGTAATTCGTAATCTGTGGTTTACCCTTCCAGTGTTGAGATCTGTCTGCTTTGGTAGGTTCTCTACCGTTGATCTCCATAAAACTCTTTTCTACTTTAGACCTATAAACAATCAGTGCCTCAAGCAGTTCTTTGTTATTAACATAGTGTTCTGATTTCTTTTTAGACATAACATTGTTTTGTTCAATAAACTTTCGTTATCTATATTATACCATACTATGAGAGCTTGACAACATAGTGAATAATGAGTAGAATACCTTTGTTAGGTTTGAAGAGACAGCTTTAGCTTTCTTTATTATCTTTAAGTTTATAGATATTTTCTAGCATCTTTCTTGCATCATCGACAGAAGAGACATATCCCATTTTATCTGAAATTTTAGTTCTACCATCTTCTTCCCAATCTAATTCATCTTCATTGAGGTATTTGTTGTAGAACTCGATCATATTATTTTGCTTTACTTCAGTCATAGTAATAATTTTATCGTATTTGATCACGTACATACTGTCACCTGCCATTTCCATCCAGGGTCTTACCTTGACATATTGACCTACGTGATTACGCATTATTTTCATAATCACTGGGTTCATCAGTAGAAGTATAGGGTCGCCATCATTCTCGTCTACACAAACTAGTGAGAATATTTCTTCACCTGTAACCAGTTTTATTACTGCATGAAATTCTTCGCCCATTTAACTCTTCAGCGGTATGTTTACAATATCATAATTAAAGTTTTCTTCGTTATAAACTTTAATCCTTTCAATCAAATGATTAAGTGTGTAGTTTCTCCGTGCCTTGTAGGAAATGTCGTCAGCAATGTCATAGAGAGTTGCCTTTGTTTTGTTATTTCCTTTCCTGAGCACACGGCCAATAGATTGGAGATTCCGAATTCTGGACTTGGATGGAGAAGCAAAAATAACATTATGGAGATTTTTAATGTTAATTCCTGTACTGAATGTTCCGTATGAAGCGACGATAATCGCGTTGTTTTCCTTCTCTGTAATTTCTCTTACTTTTTCTCTATCTTCGGTTGCCACTCCACCATGGACAAAGAAAACGTGCCTTTCTTCTACACTACCAGTATTTATTAAATCAAAAAGTGGTTGCCCATGACCCTCAACCCTTGAAAAAAGAATTAAGGTATTACCTTTAAGATCTAAAGCAAGGTTTCTGATAAATCTATTTCGTTTTTCGTGATTGATGATATATTGAACTTCATCCTCAAAATTTTCAAATTTATGTGCAGGGTGTTTCAATAGAAGCACATTGATATCCAATTTTGCAACGTGACCCTTCTTCATCAGTTCTTCTGTCCTGATGATTTTATATGATGGACCGAATAATCCTTCCAATACCCACTTATGTGTTTGCGTGCCGTCTAGCGTGCCAGTAAATCCGTAACGGAATTTTGCATCCGCAAGTTTTGTCATTATAGATATAAGTGACTTACTTTTGAACTGGTGTGCCTCGTCCCCAACAACTACGTTAAATCGTTCAAAATACTTTCGGGGGAGTTTGTAGATGGACTGCCAGGTAGTGATGATAACTTGGGAATCAGTTTCCCTTTCTCTACCAGCGTATATCTTGTGACAAAATGAACCTACATCCCAACCATAATCTGCAAAGTCTTTATACATCTGCTCTACTAGCGAAGTCGTCGGAACAACTATCAGAGTATTTTGTCCGCGTTCAACGTGATATCTCACAAGAGAGTATATCATCAGAGACTTTCCAGAAGCAGTTGGGGATATCAACAACCTTCTATTATGCTTTAAGGCATCGTATACCCCTTCGACTTGGTAATCTCTAGGAGCATATTTACTAACCGAAGTCATATAATCTTTCACACCCTCTTTAGAGATCATATCATTGGTCTCAAATGGAAGACCATAATACTTACTCTCTATAAACTCATAGGAGTACTCGTGGTCTTTACAGAACTGTATAACCTTATCCAATAACCCAACATATATCTCTCCATTCTGAGTATTGAATAGACGTATTTTTCCATCCCAGTACTTGTTACGGTATTGGGGCATAAATTTCGCACCTGGAACATCAAACGTAAACTGATCTGCTAACTCATAGTAGACGTGTGGTTCCGCTTTAATTTGAAGAAAAACTTCGTTCTTCTTCGATATAGTCAAGTGTGACATAATCCATAGGATTCACCTATGAATATTTATCAGTGCATATTATACTTGAATTCTAGAACAACTCTATATAAAAAGTTTTTCAAATATTCAAGTCTTTTCTGTTCATCTGGATGACCGCCAGGCCATTTTTCAAATCTATATTTTACGGCTTCATATACTACATACAGATCTTCAGGTCCGAACTGCAACTCAATATAGGGAGTATTTTCATCAAAATCTTCATTTTGATAAGTCCAATCTTCGTCGTCCATTAGAATCCTGCTTGGAACTTTTGCCACTCAATAGCATTTTTAATTTGGAAGGTTCTGTTTGCCACTGTCTTAATAATTTCCTCCAAAAACTTTAAAGATGTGTCGTAGTAGCGAATCTTCATATCAATCTTATTTAACCGGTCGTCCGCATCTAGATAACGTTGAATAGCATCTTTCTCACGAACTTTATATGGAAAGGGTTCTTCTTCATACACAGCAGGGTCTGCTTTACCTGTGTAAAAGTTATGACGTTCAAGTTTTACTTTGTTATATTGTCCTCTTGCTTTCTCTCTCAATAATGTTATAGTGTTGTATAACATATAATACTTTGAGTGAAGTTGTGGAATCTTCAAAGATTCCTCATGTAGGTTATCAGGATCTATGACAGAATCCTTCTGCCACATTTCCTGAATTTTATCAAGATCCATTATTTAACAGATGAGTTCAATTGATATACAGTATACTTGAATGTTGCCTGTGCTGTAAAGTAATTCACATCAGTTGATGTGGCGTCAAAGTCAAGAGAACTTAGAGACACTGGGAACATATCAAGGAATTTTACTTTAGCAACTTCATTAAAGTTGCTGTTGAGAATGCGGAGTGTTCCATCAGCAAACTGCTCCTTCATATCTCTACTACCTTCATGATCTGTGGTAACATTGATGAATTGCTGTGCTGTTTCTGGAAATCCCAAACCGTACATCCATTCATGTACGATTCTGTAGTTTTCTAGATTTTCATCAACTAAGAACTGAATTGTCAGATCACCAAAAGTTAATTTGGTCTCTGGAATATCAATGTCTTTCAGATATGTTGGTTGCTTTGCAGTTGCTAGAGATATCTCTGGTATCCTAGCAGTGTTGCAAAAAAAGTCAACCTTAGGATACTTGCCAAGATTGAATTTAAATCCAATCCCAGATAGGAAATTCCTATTGTTGATTTGATTTGCCCAAGTACAAGAGTTGGATGAAGAAGAACTATATGATGACATTTTAATTATTTAATAACTGGACCTTGGTATTGACTGGTTGGACCAGCATTTCTCCTACGGTCTTTGATACGGGAGTACAAAGTTCTTTTACCATATTGTGTAGGAGATAGATTTTGATCGCCAGTTACATCTCTAGCAGTCTGTCTCATCAAATCAAAACTAGTACTTCTATTTACTTCACCAGCTGGACCAAAATTTCCAGTGTCTCTTACTGGTGCATTTGTGATTCTAGTATTAGTACCTTGTGGTTTCTGAGTAAGTTGCACTTGTGTACCAAATCTGACTGATGGAGTCCCTGCCCAAGTTCCTTTTGGAACTTCATTTGCCTTATACTTATAAGGAACTGCTAGACCCCTTGTGGAACCAGTAAATGGAGTTCCATCGGCAGTTCTTTGAACTTTATCTTTACCAGTATTATATCCCTGAGATGTAGTATCTCCAGGACCATAGGAACTTGTGTTTACAGGTTTCCAACCATATCTTGCTGCTTCATCTGGTGTATGATCACGTTGAGTGAATTCTCCAGTGGTTTTATTTAATACACCTGGTTTATAATTTTTATATGCTAAAACTTTTGTATCTTTAGGAACTGGTTTTGGAGTTGGTGGAGTTTTTTTAGTGTTGAAGAAATTCAAGAACTCCTTAAGATTTTTCTTCTCAGTCATTCTCGCGGTGGATCTATCAAAATGACTCCGATCCCCATCGCGATCATTACTATCAACATTGATGTTGCGAATACTATCATAACTAAGTTGCTCTTTACTCACCTTTTTATTAGGTAGTCCTTTGTGTTTTGTTCTGGCAAAATCACACGCATCATCTTTACTCATACTAGCAGATGCTTTTGCAACCTCAGGAGATGGATTTTTCATCTTACCCTTTTTGGCTGCACAGACCATACCCATAAATCTTTGTTGTGATTTAGATACCGCTGGCATTAGACTATATCAGTATACTATATTTAGACAAAAAAAGAGGGTCCGAAGACCCTCTTGAGAGAAATATGAATCCGATGGATCACATAAGGTTTGCAACCTTGACACGTCTGTAGTAACGGTTGGCGTTCTTGGTGAGTGCGCCAGCGCCGACATTGGTGCCTTCTGCGAATGGGTTCGCGACGATGCCGTAGCGAGTCTTGAATCCAATCTTGGGTTGGAAGGTGTCCTGACCAACGGCACGAACCATCTGGAGAGGAACATATGGGCAGTAGAAGAGACCTGCGTCATATGGGGAAGCACCCTTATAACCTGCAACGTAGTACTGGGAACCAGTGCTGTTAGGCAGGTTTGCAGAATAAGGATCGATGTATACGCGATACTTACCTGCGAGGACTCCAGCAAAGGTGTTGCCAGTGTCATCAACGTTGAGGTTGCTGTTCAGAGCAGGGGTGTAATCGAGAACGCCTGCCATGGTCAGTGCGGAAGCAACGTCTGCGGAACACAGAATCATGTTGCCCTTTCCTCTACGAGTTCTTTGTGCGATTGCGTTTGCATCGCGCTCGATTTGGAAGATAAGACCCTTGAACTTCTCAACAGACCAACGACCGTTGCTGTCAACGTCGAGGTCGAAAGTACCAGCGTTAGCAACGTTTTGCTGAGCGCCAGATTCTGCAACGTTATAGATGGTTCTGATAACTTCGCGGTTGATCTCAGCAAGAATCTCAGTAGAGAGAATGTTTGCGAGTTCCGCTTCAGCGTTCAGACCGTGGATTGCCTTGAGGTCTTGTGCCAGTTCCAAGGAGTACTCTGCTTTCAGAGCTCTGGACTTAGCGGTTACGGTGACCTTCTCGATTGAGAATGCCATCTCGTTGAATGCGCCAGCGCCGTCGCCAAGATCTTCAGCGTCGTCGGTACGCATACCCTGACCTACGTTGTAGGTGTTATATGCTTGTGAACCTTCTGGGTTAAGCAGACCTGGGTTGGAACCTGCTTGTGCGTCGGTACCCATACCAACGGCAGCATTAGACATGCCATCGGTGAGAGCGCCTGTAGCAGCAGACTGACCAGAGAATGCGGTATCTGCTTCGTTGAACAGTGCTTCGGTGCCAGACTGATTGGTGTAACGGGAACGCATCGCGAAGATGAGTCCAGTAGGACCAGACATAGGCTGAACGCCTGCGAGGTCATATGCGACCAAGTTAGGCATTGCGCGTCTGATCAGGGAGATCAGAACTGGATCGAAACCAGCAACAGGGGTGGAAGCACCAGCAGAGAAACCTGGGTTTGTTCCACTTTGGGTGTTAACAGTTGGACCTTCGGAAAGGAACTCACGCTCTTCGCGAAGAGTTTGCTCTTGGTTCTCCAAGAGTACTGCGGTGACAGCTCTACGGTGGGAATCCGCGATTGGATCCATTCCCTCATAATCGAGAACGGGTGCCCACTTTTCCTGCAGAGCCTCTGTATTAGGCATTTGCATTTTTCTAAAAAAGTTAGTTTGAACGTTTATGATTTAAAAATCACTTTTTGGCAGCTCTTGAGAGAGTGTCCAAATAGGCTTGCATCATTGGGGATACTTCCTCGGAAATAACCTCATCGGTAGAAACCTCTTCGGAAAGATTCTCAGAGGTGCTTGGAGTTCCGGCGTGCTCAGGGAAATAAGATTTTCTCAGAGTTACCAGTTTCTCACGATAGTCTGTCTCACTTTCAAACTCAACATTTTCAGCAAGAGTAGCGAGTTTTTCTTTTTGAGTGTCTGCAAGACCCTCAGCAACAGTAGCGAAAACGCCATCTGCAGAAGACTCAGCTAATCTACGATTCAGAGCAACGTTTCTATCGATTTGCTCGTTGAGTTTACCTTCCATTTCATCTAGTTTATCTACCATGCTCTCAAGTACATCATACTTGTCATCAGGGATAGTTACATAATGTTCTTCAAAAAGACTCTTCATTCCATCGAGGAATGATTCGCTAATTTCGCTCTTGAGACCAGCTTCAACTGCGAGTGCGTTCTCCTGGAACCACTCATCAGCAACATACTCAAGATACGAATCGAGACGCTCAGAGAGTTCTTCTCTGATTGCAACAACTTCTTCTACCAAAGCATTCTGATAGGTTTCGTGCAGAGACTCTTGCATTTCTGCAACTTTAGTCTTAACTGCCGCCTCAAAGATGGTGCGTGCTTTCTCTTCAAACTCTTCGGAGAGTTCTTCACCCTCAAGAAGTGCTTGCACATCTGCTTCGATGTCAATTCCTTCTTCTTCTACGAGTTCTTCTTCAGTTTCTTCCGCTTCGGCAACAACTTCGTCAGCTGCTACTTCCTCTTCGGAAACAACCTCATCAGTGGTTGCCTCTTCTTCGGAAACTACTTCCTGTGTTTCATCAACTTCAACTTCTTCGGCTGCAGCAGCACGAGAGTTGACCACATCTTTAACTTGCTTAAGAGTAGCGCCAGGCTCTCTCAATCTGTTAGAGTCATCATCTGGTCTTGAATTTTCGGGAGTAGGACCGCCGAGATCTTCAACTGGAATACCAGCAGAAGTCATTGGCTCAGCAGGTGCAGCTCCTTTGGTTACTACGTTTTCCATTTCTTGTAAATTGTTACCAACGGACATTTGAATTATGCGATTAATTACTTAATTACATGTATTTATTTATAATTCAAAGATTTGAGAGGAAATTATTGAACAAATCCAATTTTTTCTCTTCAAGTTGTCTTTGACTTACGAGAGTATTAATTCTCTTCTTGGTTGTTTCGGCAAGGTGTTCACGAAGGATTCCTCCTTCCCAAACCCATTCTCTTCCTTCCATGATTCCGTTAACGAAAGCATCAGGAGCAGAAGGATCAGCAACGATATCAGCAGCAGTTGCTAACTGGAAGTCTTCACCAACAATCTTACATCCTTCACTAGTGGTTTGAAGTGAACCAACACCACGAGAAGAAACGCCAAGCATTACACCTTCATCGAGAAGGGAAGATGCAATTTTACCCATAGGGGTAGAAAGGATTTGCGCCTTTCCTCTAAAGTTATTACCTTCTTTTACCAGAGAAGTAATTTTGTGAGAAACGCGATCAAGATTGACAGTAGGACCATCGGGATGACCGAGTTCACCAAGAGCACGACCCTTGTTGACAAAAGTTTCGCAATAGCGATTTACTTCCTTAGAAAGAGTGTTAATAGGATACATTCTCCCATTACGATTCTTGATTTCACCTTGAAGGAATGTTCCTTCAATATACAGTTTTTTATTAGCACCTTTTCCTTCGGTGATAACCTGTACGTTTGTTACTTCTTCTGTGATAAGTTTCATTATACTATTAATTTTTATCCCTTATTTTTTATTTATGATAAATGTGAGTTATAATCCTAGTCCTAAAAATGGATGTGCCATCTCACTCCTCGTCTCCTTTTGTCTCTATATAACCCAACTCTTTTGCTCTTACCAAACCAGATGTTTTGTCACTAAATGTTTCTATATTTGGTTGCCCGGATTCAAAAACAGAACCTGGATTTAGTTCAATAAAATGAACTGCACCATTTCCGTGACAGACATACCAAGTTATAGTTGTAGGTGATTCCATAGAATTAAGTATTATAGGAAATTGTCCAACCTCTTGAAACTAATGCGTTATATGCACTATTTGCTGTTACACTCCAGGTTGATTTGGCAGCATTTGTGCCTCCATCAATACCTAATGCGATATTACTAGCTCCATTGGTATCCAAAGAAGTAAGGATATTTTCAATGGATTGAGCACTCAATGCACAATCTTTAAAAGCATTTTTAAAAGCATTGGATCCAAGAGTTCCAGTAGTATCAAATTGATTTGCAGGGAATGTTGTTAAATTATCACAACTTCTCCAACAATTTTGAAAATCTGTACCACTAGTCATAGTGGCACCTGGAAATGAAACTAGACCATCACAACTTCTCCAAGTACCAGAGAAACTAGTTCCACTTGACATATCCAAAATTGGAAAATTAACTACACCACTATTTCTCCAAGTATCATCAAAGATTGTGCCACTGGACACATTTATTCTTGGAAACGTTGTTAATGCTGCAGTGGATTTCCAGGTGTTATCAAAATTTATTACATCTTTAGTTGCATTGAATCTCTGTCTATAAGTGCTGAGATTTGATGCACCATCAAAAGCATTTGTCAGATTTGAACCTAGTTCAGAAGATTTTGCTCTTATTCTAACAAAAGTTAGTTGATCTATATCAGCATCTACACCATTAAAGAATGGTCGATAGACAGTATCAGGAGTTAAAATAACTTTTATTTTATAATTACCAGCAGAGTAGGTATGAGATAAGGTGTTAGATGTACTAGATTCAGAATCACCATCACCCCAACTAACAGTATAATTAGCTGTTCCCATAGATCTTAAATTAAACGCTGCTCCAGTACTAGTTATTCTGTAAATAAAATCTGCTTTTTCTTCACGTTCAAATTTCTGTGCCCAAGTGTCTAAACCTATTCCTAAAAATGGATGTGCCATTATGCACCCTCGTAAATCACCTTAGCTGTACTTCCTGTCAGTGATTTGGCCCAAACATATGCAGCACTAGAAACATGACTCAAATCAGTGACAGTTTTCTTCATCTCTCCCTCATAAGTTTTATAAACCAATCCGGGATCAGTTGCTGTGGGTGCAGAGTTTGATGCAGTAAAATTCACTACAACAGGATTAGCACTCTGACATTGAAAAGTTATGGTAGTAACATTATTTCCGATAAGAACATATGCACTTGGTGTTACTTCTGTTGATGCTAATGCCATTATTCTTGATCCTCTGGTGTTACTTCTGGTTCAGTTTCTGTTTCAATTTCATCGACTACTTCATCGGTGAATTCATCACCAACTTCTGTTTCGACTTCACCTTCAACTTCAGGGTATTCAAATTCTTGACCGAACATTGCATTGGCAACATATGGTCTAGCAATGTCAATTCTTTCTGCTGCCTTTGCATACATAATTTCTTTCATTTTGTCGCTAATATCTGATGATGATCCATCAGTAGCGATCAAATCGATAACATCTTCCATAAAAATTCAATATGTTAATATAATATATTTATAACTCAGACTTTCTGGTGTCTCTATCATACTGTCTGTTGATTCTTGCGGTTTCTGCATCAACATTTGGATCTGCAGGAACTTGACCCATTGCCATAGGATCTGCTCCCATTCCAGACATACCAGATCCATCTCCACCTTGCATTGATGGATCAACAGGTTGTGGTAACGGTTGACCAGTTACAGGATCAATTGTTGATGGATCTGGCAAAATACCCTTATTGATCTCATCTTCAATCTGTATATCAAGTTCAATAATTTCTTGATCAGTCTGACGAAGAACTCTCTTACGAACGTATTCGGTAGAGTAATACTTACCAATATATGGTTCCATTTGTGCAAGAATGCCAAGTCTGTTTTGAATCAACTCAGATTCTTTCAATTCCGCAAACTGATTATCATAAAGGAAATCATATTGGATATGATCCTTCATTGTCTCCCAATCTTCTGGAGTGCAGATATTTTTCAGAATCAACTGAGTTCTGAGCATATCATTGAACATTTGAGCAAAACGCTTCCTCAAACGACCAACAAATTTAGCAAATTTTAATTCGTCACGAAGGATCTCTGATGACCTTCCCAAATTAAAACCACCATCTGCAGCGATTCTGGACTCTGGAACACCAAGTGCTCTGTACAATTTCTTTTGGAAATACTCAATATCTGAAAGTTCTCCCAGATTTTGTCCACCAGGTAGGGTAGTGATTTCAGTACCGCGACCACCTTCTCTACGTGGTAACCAGAAGTCCTCCAACATAGACATAAACTTGCGGTCATCACGAACTTCGCCAGTTTGTGCGTTGTAAACTAGTTTATTTCTGTAGCGAGACATAACCTCTTTGAGGTATTGCTCTGCTTTTACCTTAGGAAGATTACCAACATCAATATAAAAAATACGACGTTCTGGTGCTCTAGATAAACGATAAATGACCAAAGAGTCCTCAATCATTCTCAGTTGATTGAGTGCCTTGATTGCTTTGTGAAGATATGAAAGAACAGTATTCTTGTTTCTATCTACTAAACCAGAAGTACAGTAAGTTACAGAATCTTTTGCAATTTTTACTGACTTTGATCTACCATTTAGAGATCCTGCTGGATAATTTGGTGATGGAGTATATTGGAAAAACTCTTCAAACTCTGGTCCATTAGCAAACTCTTCTTGAGATTTGCCGTTTATATTAATTGCATTACCAACTCTGGCAAATCCAGTGTCATATGCAGTACCTTTCTTTTCTTGACGAATATATTTGATTTTTAGAGGATCAATATATCTAAGTTCTTTGATACCTTCAAAAGGTGCTTTCTGATCAATAACTTTTAAGTAATATACTCTTCCGTCTACGTACCAGTTTCTAAAGATTTCGTGAGATTTTCTATCAAAATCTAATATTTCTTTGAGATACTTAAATTCTGCTCTGATTGTCTTCTTAAGATTTTCGCTCGCATTCAGATTAGAAAGTTCTATCTCCACAGGAGAATCGTAAAGATCGCTAACGATTGCTTCGTTAACTACATCTTCGATAGCACCATCCGCTTCAGGATGGAGAGACATTTCTCTATATCTTCTAATTAAATCATGCTCTGTTTTATAAACACCCTCAATGTCAACGTATTGACCATAAAATCCACTGCTAATATAGTTATCAACCCCGTCCTGATTAGTTTCAGGAACGGGGGAAATAACTGAAGGTGACTTATTTTGCTTGTCGTCAATTGAAAAACCAAAAAGTTTGGCCATAATAACTTAAAGTGCCTATTACCTTCTTCTATTTAGTTGATGTCTTCACCACCAGCATTTTCACCAGTGCCCTTAGTAGCTTCCCACCACTGAACTTGAAGTTCAACAGTGAATTCTTGAATACCTTGAGCATCATAAGAAAGTTCGATTGGTGATACCTGAGTTGGGAACACATCGTAGAAACGATATGATCTCAGAGTAGAACCATCACGATCTAACTGATAAACATAAGCATCTGATTGATAATCTGCTGGATTAACCAGACCAGTATTATCAGATACTCTGTTGATGGTGTTCATCCAACGCTCAAAGGCAGAGCGAATTGCAAAGTCGGTATCGTTCAGGACGGTAACGGTCCAAGAATCGAAGGTTCTATCACCTGCGATTTTCAGAACACGACCTCTGAAAGGTACTTCGATCTGTGCAATGTTGGATGCTGGCATATTTGCACCTTTGACCAAGAATCTTGATTTCTCAAGAACTACAGAGTCAGGTGCTGCTGCATCAGGGAACTGAAGCACGACTTCAAAGAGATTGGCGCGAGCGCCACCACCCGTTAACTTACTCTTGAAGTCGGTAATCTTCCTTAATGGGGGTGGATTAATCTGTTGTCTAGATGGCATTTGAGTTAACCTCTAATTGAATTAAACGGAGCCGATTACTTCTTCAAATGCAACACCAGTTCTGGTGGCGATGAAGGTTAGACCGATGAAGTTGATCGATCTTGCGGGTTTGATGAAGATGTCCGCGACAAACTCATTGCTATCAATAATTGCAGCAGTGTTGTTTGTTTCATCACAAATGACGACATAATCTTGAATACCTCTCTTCGACTGAACGTCGCGGAGGAATGGTTCAACAATGTTCACGAAGTTAGTCCTTGTGATTTCATCGTTGAACTCGAACAGGAAGTCCTTAGCAGCAGCGGAGATTGCATCTTCAAGGAAGATGAACAGGCGGCGGACGTTGATTCTATCGAACGCGGAGGACTTACCAAATCCAGTCTTGTCACCGAACAGGATAATACCTGCTCCAGGGGAGAAGATAACTGGGTTGATTCTGTTGGAATACAATGCGTCTCTTTGCTTTCTACCTGGATTGTATGCCAGTTTAACAGCGTTGAGGATCGCACCTCTTGAAGTTCCAGCAGGTGAGAACCAAGGGAACTGTTGAATATCCGTTCTAGCACAAGTACCAGCAATGTCTCCATTCAGAGGAACATAACGGAAAGTATCATTGAAGCGGTCGTACATATACTTGTAACCACTATCAAATATACCATAAGTTGTAGAACTCAATGGTGCGTAGAAACCAAGAACGTTGTTGGTAATCGTGTCAACATCGTTTACAGTTACTGTTCCAACTTGATTATCGGTCAAGAACGATGCTCTATTTGGTGAAATGAATGCAACTGCATCCTTTCTTTCTTCAGCAACAGCGATACACTTTTGTGCAATACCTTGAGAGGTTTCTCTATCGTACTTAGCAGATCCCATCAGAATGAAGTCTACCTCAAACTCTTCAGTATTCTCAAACTTAGTGAGACCTGAAATAATATCATCAGCACCACAATCCAAAGAACCTGCGCTAGTCAAGTCGTTTGAACCACCATAGTTCTTACCACCTGCCATTGCGAGTGAAAGTGATCCACAACCACCAAAGTTTACGCCGTCTGCATTTTGATCCCAACCAGTGTCGGCATCAAGTTCAGATTGCTCTCTACCATTATCAGAGAATGCAATTGAAGTTGTTCCAGAAGGTGCAGAACCACCGAAGATGTAACGAGAGTTAGTGTAAAGATACTTTCTCCAGTAAGAAGGAGAACCTACAGAGAACTCAGCGTCCTTTGCCTTGGAAAGATTGAGATGCTTTTCAAGGATGGAACCTGCGTTTCCAGTAATAAGTCCTTTGTCGTCAATAACAACAACATGAACTTCATCGAATCTAGAGTTTCTATTTGCAGCAAACTCGGAAGTTCCTGGGCGGTTTGATAACTGATCCCACTCAAGTTTAACTGGATCACCGTTGAAGTCAGTAGAACTGAGTTCGATGTTCTGATTCTCAAACCAATCTTTTTCAGTAGTGTATGCGCGGGTTGCCATTGGTGCGTCAATAACACCAGTGTCAGTGGTATGAATACCAATGCTCCCTACATTTGTTAATGCATATACACTATTCTGAGTGTAATCTGCATTACTTACAGTGCCTGCAGCCGAAACGTGTGCAATAAGTTTCGTCGAGATTTGACCATCACCAACCTCAGTGATAACTCCTTGGAAGTAACCATCAATTGGTCTTGTTCCTCCTGTTGCTGCTGGAACAGTTGCTCCCGAACGAACTGCTTGTGTAAATCCATAACCAACTAGAACGTTAGCAGTGGAAATTCCAGTCAGAATTTGATCTGCCTTAGCATCAATAATTCCGATTCTAATTCCGTTCGCCCATGTTCCTGGGTTTCTTGAAACTACAGTTACGTTAGTAATCGCATTATCATCATAAGCAAGTTGCTCATAATGCTCAGTACTTTTAATTCTTACACTTGAAGCGGTTCCAACAAATGCGTTCTTAAGTCCAGTTCCATCAGTGGCATTAAAATCATCTGCTCTAGAAACTCTAAGAGTTCCTCCATATGCGAGATAGGATGATGCGACCATCCAACTCTCATAATGCTTATCTGTTGAGTACGGTCTGCCGAAAGTGTTTAAGAGATCATCCTCATTCTCAATAAACTGAGGAAGATCTACAGGTCCCTTTGCGAAAGGAGCAACAAGTGCCCCAATCGAACCAGAAACTGGATCGACTCTTCCAATAGTTAAGTCAACTTCTCTTACGACAATTCCAGGAGATGCTAAGTTTAGAGGCATCTTTTCGGTCTCCTTGGTCCAGGTTATTTCTGAAATTATTTATTAAAAAGTCGGTTTTGAATGGGGAATCTTGACGTGAAACCTACCAATCTGGATATTCCCAAACATTACTACGCTTTTTGACCCTCTTCTTAGTACACTCTTTACACTCATATGAATATGATGCAGCAACAGGACCTCTATCCTTTCTTGTCCTGTAAAATCCATCAACTAAATTTTTTGTTTCACCACAAATTCTACATTCCCTTTCATAGAGAAGGAGATGACCCAATTTTAACTGGTCATCTAAATCCATTAATAGTAATCCCACATATAAGATTTATCTCCATATTCATCAGTATGCCAACGATCACCATTATTATCTGTAAATGAAACTGCATCATTGATTCCATCATCTAAGAAACCAAATGGTGCCATATCTTGCTCAATCTGATTTTTTTGTTCGTCGTATATTCTTTTGCGAACATCAGTATCTGTCATTTCTTTGAAGTAGTCTTGTGCCACTAACCAAGAGAATATAACCAGACACATAGCAAGGTCATCGTTACAACCTTCCTCTGCCTCAAACGAATTATGCTTTTGAGCAAATGTTGTAAGTTCAGATATGATATCGTAATCTAGAGTTAATAACTTATCATCTTCTAAAAGAGTTTTTAAGTTAGAACAACCAAGTTTTTTTACCTGTGCTGTTGTCCTAACTCCCATTTGAGACTTTTTACCAGAAAAACCGTGACCAACAACTTGACCAGCACGACCTCTCATTGCTGCCATCAGCATATTTTCATACTCTAAGTCGTAGTGAAGAATATTTGCTACCTGCTCTCCAATATCATTAACTTCAATCAATACCCAAGCGTTGTTGTATCCCTTTAAAGTATCTTGAATTACATTTGGGAACAACATCGGTTTGATTTCATTATTTCTATACTTTGCTACAATCTTGTATGGAAACTCTGTAATATCAAACACTACAAATGCAGAGTAGTCATTACCCAAACCACGAGCAACGTCTACGGTCATAAGATAGTTATGATCTTTTCTAGGTTTTTCGTAAATATCTAATCCTGCGTTTCTCTGGATGGGATCCTCATAGACTAGATTCCTGAGTTTTGCTGGATTTATAAGGGTATTGACAGAACCAAGAAACTCACATTCAAACTCAACTTTGAACTGTGCTTCTGATGTATTAGCAATCGTCTGTTCTTTCCATACTTGATCTCTTCCAGGAACCTCGGACCAATGAACATCAGTTGGAACGTACTCATTTTTACCTTTTTCTGAGTCGTGCCACATTCGGTAGAAATGATTCATACCGCGTGGCGTGGATACAATGATTACCTTTGTGCTTTGTCCAGAAGAAATAGTAGGATAAACAGAGGCAAAGAAGTCATCAGCAATGTGATTCGGGATGAAGGCGAACTCGTCAAGAAAGATGACATTATAGGATCCGCCTCGGACAGCAGATGATGAAGTAGAGTTAGACGAAATCTTGGAGCCATTTTCTAATTCCAGTGAACCTTTGTTCCAAGATATAATACCTTGCTGCATCCATTTAGGCAAGTTCTCATATGCAAGTTGTAATCTTTGAAGTAAATCTCTTGCAGTTGATGCCTTGTTTGCTAGGATTGCGATGTTAACGTTGTCGTTAAAAACGGCGTAGTGTAAAAGATATGATACACAAGTAGTAGACTTACCAGTCTGACGAGGCATCTTACATATATTAAATCTATTATCATGGAAATTTTGAATTAGTTTTTCCTGAAAAGGATACATATCAAAATTAACAAGACCGTGATCCAGAGATACGATCTTGATATAATTTCTAGCAAAATAAACAGGATCTTCTTTACATTTAATAAACTCAATGACCTGCTCTTCTGTAAATTCGTGAGCAGTATTTGCTTTTTTTAAATTTGGATTACCAAGATAAATGTTATCACTCATAATAAAAACCTAATTCAACATCTCCAACGTTTACGTGCCTTACAGATTTTCTTATCTGGGGTTTTAGAACAATCAATATTATGCATATCCTTTTGACCCTTAGAGCGAGAGCAGAAAGACTTACGTCTCTTTGCATCCTTGCTTCCCTTCTTAACCTTGCCAGTTACAGCAGTTTTCAGTTTAGAACCTGGATTCTCGCGTTTATATGCATTGACGGAACTCTGACTCATACCATCAACACCGTCTTTGCGATTTGATTTCTGCCAGTCTTCTTTTACCTCCTTTTGTAATTTTGCTTGTTTCACAGGAATATATTGGTATGGGTTTTTACCGCCACCTTCCTTGTCACGTCTGTTTTTCAGATACTCTCTCTGTTCTTTTTCACCATCTAAACGACTTCTTTCATCAATTAATTCAACTTCTTCCTTTCTAGTTTTCTTCTTTTTGACACAGTTTGGATATCTTTTACCAAACATTGTCTTCATACCTTTCTTTTCATAACCTTTCCAACATTTTTCATCAAGTTGACTTCCTTCTTCAAGTTCATCCGCACATTTAGCAACCGCTTTAGATTGCTTAGCGTGCATTTTAGAAGCACCTGCCAATTGCTTAGAAATCTCTTTCAATCTTTCTGCTTTTGATTTTGCTTCACCAAGAATATCTTCTCTTACAAATTTACCATTTTTGTAAGTGTAATTTGGCATTGGTACAGGTTCTTTATTACCTTCTGATTTGTAATTAGGCATCGGTACAGGTTCTTTATTACCTTCTGATTTGTAATTAGGCATCGGTACAGGTTTTTTAGTACCTCTTGGTTTGTATTCGGGCATTGGAACTGCCTTCTCACCAAGCATATCACTTCCAAGACCTTGAGTTGGTTGAAGTGGTTCATTAGAAATCAGATCTACAGACTCATATTCTGTTGCCTGGAAGTCATCTCTCCAGTTAGAATGATCATAATCTTCCTTGTTGAATGCCTTTTTGATTGCACCAACAACAAAAGGTGCAGCAACTGTTGCTGCAGTTAATGCAAGACCTAATTTACCACGACCGCGAGGACGAACTCTTGCTGGTTTTACACCACTTGGTTTTGGCATTGGATTGACACCACTGAAGTCGGGTTTTACGCCAGGACCGGGTCTATATGCAGAAGGATTCCTTTGCGCTTTCTGCCAAGCACTCTTTGGATTATTTCTGTTTGCATAGTCTGCAACACTTATTTTAGGAAGTTGTGCTCCTTTTCCTTGAGGTTTTGGAGTAGCACTCCTCATTCTTGCGAGAGTTGCTCTAATCTTATCTTCTGCACCCTTATTTGCCTTAATAAGGTCCTCTATCTGTGATGCAGTCATTCCTTTGAGTTTATCCTCAAGACCTTCAAGAAGCATATCTTCTCTCCAGTTAGAGAAACTTTCTTTCTTAGTCTTATTGCCCCAGTTAGCAGCACCAACTTTACGACATTTTACCAGAGCACCTGAAGCATAAGCAGAAGGCCACACAGAATAACGAGACTTGACCTTATGATAACAAGCATCTTTCTTTCCTTCATCTACTATCTCAGTTTCTTCAGGTAAAGGTTCATCCGCATAAATTTTTCTGCCTGCTTTTTTACTTGCTCTCCTATAGCGATCCATATCCTCAGTTTCTGCCTTATTGTAAGACACTGGTTTGCCTTTACGGTCTAGAATGGGTTTGCCATTGATTGATGGATTGGAGTATCCAATATTTCCTTCATCAACTAATCCACCTTCTGGTTCATATGAGTTTCTAAGTCTCTGCATTTTTGGATCCAAAGTTCCTGGTTTTACACCAGCATTCTTTTCAATTGCTCTTTGTCTAGCACCAGCACCAAATGGCTTTCCATTAATAGTAGTATTTTGTCTAGCATTATCTAATGCAGAATGTGCTTTCTTTCCCAGATGTTGTAGACCCTTATATGCAGCATATCCACCTGCAGCAACAAGAGGAATCGCGAGAGCAGGAGCAATTTCATCTATTTGTGCTAAATCTGATCTCCAGTTTGAATAAGATTCTTGAGTCACGTTTTTTGCTCTCCCTCTTCTATTTGGATTTGGATCTTCTTTGCGTTTTTTAGCAGCTCTCTTATTTCTTTCCTCTTTACTCATTGCTGCACGATCATCAGCGTCACGACAGTATGGTTTAGTCTTTTGTCCAGGTTGTTTTGCACAAGGTTTTCCGTCGTACTTACCACCAGTCTGTTTCCAACCACCGCCTTTGAACCAATCGCGAAGAGAGTAACCTTTAGATTTTGCGGATTTACCATCACGTTTTTCAATAATTACTTCTTC